GGGACGCTCCGATGAGGAGTTCGCGCCGGATCATCGACTGAGCCTGAAGGGCAGCCTTGTCGATGTCAGCGTGATCGATCAGGCCGGTGCTTGCGACTCCCGACTGATGCAGGTTCAGGTTTCCGAGCGCACCGCACAGGCCGCGGACGGCATTCGTCCACCCGAGTGCCTGCCTCGTCAGGTCGTCCATCCCGAAGACGGAAGCGACCGCCGAGAACAGCTGCCGCGGATTCGCCGCGAGCGTCGCTGCCGACTGCGCCAGCTGCGCGTACTCGGTCGCCATGCCGATGCCCGATGCGACCGACTGGAGACTGTCGACTGACAGCATCCTGCCGATCGAGCCGGTCACGAGCGTCGCTCCGAAGTCCTGCAGCCTGCTGAGATCGAAGTTGTCAGCGAACGATAACGCAGACACCGTCTCGGCTGCGCCTGCCGCGGACAACAGCCTCGCGGCAGTGTCCGACGCGGAGTTCGGGAACTGGTAATCGCCCGATTCCACGAACGAGAGCGTGGCGGTCGCCCGCCCGAGCCCGCTCGTGTCGAATGAGACCTGCGTCGTGCTCTGCGGCGTGACGTTCATCGTCCCGAGGAACGGGTGGATGAGCGTGCCGGAGCCCGCCGTCTCCATCGCCGCGATGAGGCGATTCATCCGCTGGACATAATCGGGTCCTACGATGATCGCCTCAACCTCGATCAGGCGAGCCGCCCGGCCGAGGTCCTCGACGAACGGCTTGTCGCGCTGGGGGTACTCGAAAGTCTGCGTCCTGCGGCCTACGGTGAGGTCGGAGGTCGTGACATCGAACGGAATGCCGCGGAACGAGGCGCTGAAAAGATTGTCCCTGAGCATCAGTCAGCCCCTCCCGGTCCGTACGCGACCGTCATGTTGCCGCCGCTCGACGCGGTGCGCGTCACGCGGGCACTCGTCCCGCGCTCTGCCGCAACCGTGACGTCAAGGCTGTTGCTTGAGCCGCCCGCCGCCATCGCCGCTGCATCGCCCGTGAGCCTCGGTCCGTCGCTTCCGCGATCCCCGCCGCGGAGGAAATTCCACACCGCCCCCGCAACGTTCGTGATCTTGTCCCACAGCATCTTCAGGAATCCCAAGATGTCATCTTTGTAGGCAAGGAAAAGCGTGATCGCCCCGACGATGCCCATGATCGCAGCCGTGACCGGGTTGCTCGCGGCGAACACGGCCATCGCCTTGGACAGCCCGAACAGCGCCTTGCCGACGCCTGCGAACGCACCCGCGAGCGAGAGGCACTTGCTGGCGATGTCGACCCCCATCAGGATGCCGAAGCCCATCAGGATGCCCTTGGCGCCCCCGACCATGTCGAGGAGCCTGCCGATCTCTCCGATCGTCTCGCCGATGCCTTCCACGACCGCGTTCCAGTCGATCTTCTCGAGCGCGCCCGCGAACTCGTCGACCATCTCCTTGAGCTTCTGCCCGATGATCTCCTCGTTGTTGCGGATGATGTCCTCGAGGATCGGGATCAGCTTCTCGAACGCGGGAGCGAGAGCGCCGCCGATGCGTGCGCTCGCCACCTTGCCGAGCTGCTTGAGCTCGCCCAGCTGGTCGTTGAAGGCTGCAGACGCCTGGATTGTCTTCTCGTCGAGTATGAGCCCGAGCTTCTCGGCCCGTTTGCCCATCTCGTCGAGCGAATCAGCGCCGCCGGACAGCACAGGGATCAGCCCCGCGCCCGACTTGCCGAACGCAATGGTCGCGATCTGCAAGCGCGCGGCGTTGTCCTTGTTGTTCTTCATCGCCTCGGCGAGGTTCCGCATGATGTCCGCGGAGCTTCTCATCTTGCCGTTGGCATCTTTCAGCGGGATGCCGAGGTGCTGCATCAGGGCGGCAAATTCCTTGCCCGATCCTGCCGCGGCGGCGTTCATCTGCTGCCCCAGCTTGACCAGCGCGTGCTCCATCTCCTCAGCGGACGAACCGCCGAGACCAGCCGCATACTGGAGCTTCTGAAGTTCGGTCGTTCCGACGCCTGCGCGCTGCGCGGCCTTGTCGATCGCGTCGCCAAGATCCGAAAAAGTATGGACCATGGCGCCGAGACCGACCAGCCCGCCGCCCGTCAGCATCGCGAGCGGCTTGCCGAGCATGGAGCCGAGTCTCCCCGCCTCCTGCCCGACATGCTTGATCGACTTGTCGAGCTTCTGGAACTCCTTCCGAATGCCTGCGAGAGGCTTGCTCAAGCGGTCCCGCAGGCTCAGAACAGTTTTTAATTGATATTCCTTACCTGCGGCCATATTGTGCCTGTCTCTCTCTGCAAATCATGTTGGTCATCCGCATGAGCTTCGTCACGTCCGAGATCGGACGCTCCTGAAGCTCAAACGGATTCAAATGCCAGAAGTAGGACATTCGGAAGATGTCCCGCTCGAAGTCCTTCAGGTCGGCGTTTCGCCCGCAGGAACGAAAAAAGGGACGATCGCCTGGACGCACGCGAGCGTGTCGCGGACGGACACAAGGTCGAACGCCTTTTCCTCGATGTTCGCAAGCCGCACCAGGTACTTCATCATTTCGGTAACGGCCTGAGCCTCTGTTGCCCCGTCGGTGGTGCCGGGAATGCCCAGCTCCTTGAGGTCCTTGAATGTCGGCTCGCGGAAGGTGATCTCGCTGATCACGCCTCCGCGATACTTCACCGGACTCTTTAACTGCACGGTGACTGCTGCCATCGTCAGCTCCAGTCGCCGCGGATGCCCTGGAACGTCAGGGACACCGTGCCGTCTTCAGGGCTGAAATCAGCCTGCGGACCGAGGAACGCGCCCGAAAGCGTGTAGATCATCCCGTTCGCAAGCCGCGCGACAACCGTCATGTCCTCGCCTTCGGCAAGGGCGCGGAGATCCGTCTCAGGCTCCACGACGAAATCCCCTGCGATCTGCGGCTGGACTGGCGTCTCGGAGAAACCCACGACTCGACCGGAGCCGAGCACGGGTTCGCGGATGACAGTGTTGACCGGGATCGAAAGATTCCCCGACAGGCTCAGTTCCTGCCCGTCGACCGTGATGTAACAAGTGCCTGCTACTCTAGCCATTTGTTACCTCCTCAATATTGCAGACGGAACTGGCACAGCGTCGCAAAGATGCGCAGCTGGTTGACCAGATCGGGTCCGATGGACACGTTCAGGCGGTTCGGATCGGTCGAGTCGCGCTCAACGATCAGAGCCTGCTTGAATGCCTCGAGGTTCTCGACCAGCGCGCGCTCTTCGAGCTTCTGGTACTGAGCGATGAGCTCGCCGCGGATGATCGCGGGAGTCACGACAGCCTGCCCGGCTCCGAAGTGGACGTCGTCGTTCGCGAGCTTGTGACGACCGTACTTGCTCGTGATGATGCTCTTCAGGTCCCTCAGGATGTACTGGAGAGTAAAGAGCGTCTGCACGTCCAGATAGCTGTTGTCGCTCACGCCGTACGCGTTCTTCTGATAGGTCGTGATGCTGCGCTCGATGCGGACATAGCCGCCCTGCGTGTACTCGGTCGCGATTCCGTTGGTAAGCAGCGTCTGCTTCTCGGTCAGCGTGAACCGCGCGCCAGCGGGAGCAGAGACAATGCCTGCGAGCTCGAGCGTCTGCAGCGGCCTCGCGGGGTCGTTGCTCAGGCTCTTGTAAGCCCTCGCCACCCAGGCGCCGAGCACCTCGACCGCGAGGGAAGCCATGCCCGGCTCGATGCCGATCACGGTCTCGTGCTGGTTGTTGCGGGTCGCGCCAAACGACTGGAGAGCCGCAACCGTGCCGCGCATGCAGGAGAACACATGCCCGTACAACTGCCTGGTCGGGGACCAGCGCCCTGTGATGTCGTCGAACTCGGCCTTTAGAGCGTCGAGGCTCGCGGCGTCCGCGAACGGACAAGCGACGAGATCGTATTGCTCGTCTCCCATCGCGGCAATCGCGTCCGCGAGAGCGGGAGCGCCGGAGCCGCCAGCCATTGCAGTCACAGCGATGCCAATGCCCTCAGGCAGGGATTCACCTGCCGCATAGCCCTGACGATTGACGGCAAGCCCGATGTCATTGCCAAAGCTGCCTGCATTCTTCGCCTCAACGGTCACCGTGCCGTTGGAAGCGGCTGCAGTAACCGGCAGGAGGATGTTGGCATTGATCGCCGCAGCCAAGTTGGTCGCAACAGTTGCCGCCGCATCGCCTGAGGCAACGCCGACCGTCACGCGGTTTGCGCCAATGTAGGCGTAAACAGTTCCCGCGCCCGTTGCGGTGCCAGTGATCGTAAATGCGCCGGTTGCCTTTGCGCCGCTCGGATCCGCGACAGGGATCGCCCACACTTCGCCGAACTGGTCGTTAGACCGATATGCGGCGTTCATGATCGCGAGCTGGGAGCCCACGCCGAACAGCTCGCGGCCGCTCGAGACGGACGTCACGAGCACCGGCTTGTTCACGGTTGCCGTGCCTGCGTCGGTTTTCTGCCCGATCAGGAGGACCTTGAGGTCGGTGACCGCCGTGTTCGCCAAGGAATTGTCAACCTCGGCGTAAAACAGCGGGACCCGGATCCCTGCGGGCACATTGGAAAAAGAAATTGCCATTATTCCTCTCCGTAGATGCCTGTGATTGAATGCTTGACTTCAGGCGCCCCCTCTGCGAGGGAGACCGTCGTGTACATGCTGTCGAACCGGTCGAGATCCTCGATCATCGCGCCCTGCGCCGAGTCCTCGTCATCGAGGTCATCGGTGCAGCTGAACGTGATCGTTTCGACGAGACGGTAGCGGTTCAAGTACGGCACGTTGACCGACTGTCCCGCAAACTCGATGTAAACGCCGTCAGCGACGCGGGCGCCCAGGATCGCGCGGAAAATCTCAGACTTCAGGTCTTCGACCGCATCGTGCCCCTCCCGCCCAGACTCATCGTCCGAAGCGAGACGCACAGCGACAACGACATCGAAGCTGTCCTCGATCTCCTGCCTGTACTTCGTGCTGATCGTGGCCTTGCGGGCCTCGGTTGCCCTCGGCACAACATAAGCGCAAGGGAGCTTCGGATTCGTCGTCTCGTCCATGCGGGTGAGCGCGGCGAGCCCCAGCACCCTGCCCTCAAACGAGGGACAACCGGCGCGGAGCACCTGGATGATTGGAGCCAGTTTCATAGGATTCCCATCGGCTTCAGCGCGTCATCCATCGCCTCAGCCATCGCTTTCTGCAAATTGGAGACGCCGACCTTCTCGGTTGCCGCGACCATGAAGTTCGCGCGCGGAGCAGCGACCTTGCCGCCGACCGTCTTGCGGTGCTTGCGGTTGTCTTCTGCCGTGCGAGTCTTCGGACCGCGATGGCCGTAGACCACGAAGGCGGGGTAATAGTCGCCCTCGCTCAGGATCGGACGGATCGTCGCGCCGAATCCGCTGCGCCAGACTTTCGTCTTGACGCTCTTTTGCATCCTTCCCGTCTGTTTGCCCGGCATCGCGCCCGGCTGGGAGACTCCCTGCGATGAGATGAGCCTCCTCGCCTGACGCTGCACCTTGCCTGCTTCCTTGCGGAGCCTGCGCTTGAGCACCTTGACGTCAAAGTCTGCAAAACGGAACGGACGCTCGATCTGAGCGTTCACTGCGAACAGGTCAGGCATCTGTCAGCTCCTCGGCTTCGATCTGCGTGAACAGGTGCGCCCCGTTCACGTCGGTCAGCCTCTTGACCTGATAGCGCCTGCCCTCGATCTCGAGCTCGGTCATTTTCGGGACGTCCTGCGGACGGGTCCTGCCGGGCTCGTAACGCACCCAGATGCGATGCGTCACGGATTCGTCGACCTGAATCCCGTTCCAGAAAATCCCCGACCCGACCGGCTCGACCTTGCACCTGCGACTGAACAGAAAAGTGCGCTCATCCTCGGAGTCGTACTCTCCTGAAGCGAGAGTCGTCACCGAGTAAAAGCGCGCGTTCCTGACCAGCTCGCCCGGCGTCGGAATGCTATTCATACAGCCTCCACGGGTCGAGCAGGTTGTCCCCGAACGGCAGGGGATGCGCCTCCGCATCGGCCGCCAGCTCCCTGTGGGAGTACCAGTAGCCAACGGTCAGCGCGATCCATTGCCGGATCGGGGCAGGAACATCGCAGGGGCTCTCGCACGGGAGGCCGCCCGACCGTGTGGTCTGGCCGTCCTCGTCCGTTCCATCGTTCTCGCGGGCGATGATTGGCCGATGCATCCGGTGCTCGGCGAGCATCGTCGCGCTCAGGATGTACGACTCAATCAGCAGGTCGTCGAGGTCATGCTCGACTCGCAGCTGCGCCTTCGCATACTCGAGCGTGATCGCGGGCTGGGCCCCGGAAACATCAACCATTTTTTACCCCTTGAGATACGCCTGAATGGTCAGAGCATCAGGACCACAGATCGCCGCCCACGAAGGCAGCGGGAGCTTCGACGGACAGCGCGAGACGACGCTCGGCGCGGACCGTGATGAGGTTCTTCTGCACGTTGTCCT